TAATAAAATATTACTGATTTATACCTTTTGGATATTCTATTCCAGAAGCTTCCCACCAATCAACCGAGAAAGTTACATCAAAACTTTGAATTTCATCAACAGACCAATCCAAAGCAATAGCTGCTAAACTTGTAGGAAAAATACCTTTGAAAGTATATGTCCTAAGAACCGAACCATCTTTTGATAACTGTTCAATTGTACCGTCAGTCTTATAATCTGACATTGCTACAGGTTGACTATTATCAATATGACCGTTGATAAGATTCATCCATCTTTCTAAGTCATTACGAATAAGAAAGTCCTCATCATTAATGATAGTCAAAGTCCAATCTGGAAAAGCTGGTCTTGTTCCAGCAACTTTTATCTTCCTACCCATGTAATCAACATCTATAGGGTCAATTGTTGCTTCAGGAATTCCTGAAGATGCTTTACACATAAATTGTAATTTCTCACTAGAAGTTGCTGATAAAGCATCCGGATAAGAAAAATTTGCTCTAAAAAGAGCAGAACGAGCTCCTCCGCCAACCAATTGTGATTTAATATTTTGTATTGAATAACCCATTATTCTACTCCTTTATTTTAGACAGAACCTATAACTTCACTAAACTCAACATCAGTTCTAACTGCAACAAAATTAAGTTCTATAAAATTTATACTTCTAGCTGGTTTTACGTATATGTCACCGACAAATCTATTTTGATCTATAACTTGTCCATTGTTATTAGTTTCATCACAAACTACTAAGAAATCACTAATACCTTGCCTTCCTTGAACGTCTTCCAAGAAAGGAATGATACTACTCTTGAACCTTTCTCTAGTGTAAGAAGTGTTAGTTTCAAACAAGAAGGATCTAGCAGTCGCAGATATACTCTTTCTCAAAACTATAAAAAGTCTTCTAACATTTATTCTATCAAAAGAAGAAGGTCTTTGTAGCATTGTTCTATCACCATATAAAATTGCACCTTCACCAGGAAATGTGGTGATTGAATTCACACCTAAAGGATAAAGAACGTCTCTTTGTGCTTTTGTAGATTTCCAAGCAAGTTTGATAACATTCTTCAAACTTCGACCTCCTGGACTAATCCAAGCAGCTCTTTCTCTATCATTTTCAGACATTAATCCAGCAACATCGCCGTTACAAGGAACCCATCGGTTTACATTATTATATTTGTCAAACTGATACTTCCAGTTATCATCCATAACCATGAAACTACCTTTTAAGTCTCTCAAACTTCCAACATTAAGAATATTTCTAAAATCTTTTATTTTAGTTGTAGGGTCTGACTCCCCGATAACATGTTTCCTTAAAGGTGAAATAACACCCATACAATCTTGTCTAGTTGAAACTATTGAATAAACTTCTTGAATAATTGACCTTACAGGTAAATTATCACTATCATTCTCAAGATCAGGGTCACCCCCACAAATAAGAAAAGAGATATCTACAGCTTCCTCATCTACGAATAATCCATAAGCTTTAACAATATCAGCACTACTTACTGATACATCTCCACCAACTCCACCTTTTAATGAAATCTCATATAAATTTGAAACATCAGTATAACTCTCAAATACTCCATCACCTTTAGGAGATCCTGGAGTTTTTACGGTGTTTATTATGCTATCATGTTGAATACCTAAAGTGGTCGACCCTGGAGTAAGTGGGTACGATACAGTTGAAGAAAAATCGTAAGTTTCCCCAGCTTGCCATAATTCTTCAACAACTTCAGCTGGAAGATCATCAATACCAGCACCTAAAAGTAAATCGTTTATATCTTTACCATCAACCATTGATGCGTTGCCTGTACTAGAATCAAAAGTTACCCAATCTGAAGTAACAGCACCGAAAGCATTAGAACCTAATGGTTTTGGATCTGCTAAAATATAAATATATTCGGAACTTTCATTAACACGTTTTTTATAATAATTCGTTGTTCCGTCTTTTCTTACAGCATCACCGAATTTAGAAAGATATTCAAATTTTTCTAAGAGAGTTCCTTTTTGACCTGAAAATAATCCATCTTCATCAATAACTGCAAGGTGAAGTTCATCTATATCAGGTTTACTTAGAAAATTTGAACTATATTCCGATGAATCCCAAGTCGAAAAATCAATAAGAACAACTTTCAAACTATCTCCGATTTTGCCAGCATATCTTGCGGCAAAAAGACCTTCATCAGCAACAACTATCTTCTCATCAAATTTTTCTTTATTCTCAATCAAAACTGGTGAACTGCCGCTAACTGAATTTCTAAAACTGTCTCCTACAGCTCTAGATACATATAATGCCCCAGAATATGATAGAAAGTTTTTAGCAGAAAACCATCTGGCGTAATTAACGTCGTTCGGTTTTCCATATACATTTACCAAATCATTCTCATCTGATAACAAAACAAGTTTCCCAGATGGCCCCCATTGAGCATTTATAACAATTCCACCTTCTGTGGAAGCAACAGCAGGGGTGGCTGTAGTTAAGTCTATTTCTCTCGATAAGACTCCTGGACTTAATAACGATGCCATATTTTTTCTCCTTTTTAAAAACAAATAAAAAACATTTTTTATTCAAGTATATTTATAAAATAGTATTTTTCAACGAACGACGAACCAAAC